CATTATTTACTCTTCTTTCTTAGGTCTTTCAGAGCAGATCTGGCACCAGCGGAAAGCTTCTTTGGGTAGACCTCTTTGCCATCCTGGCGCATTTCGTCGGCCTCCCCGGGGGAGATCCCCATCCTCATGACGCGGTGGTGGAGGTCTTGCCGGCGCTTTCGAACCGTGACCAACTGGTCAGGCTGGGTGGGGTCTTGAACTTCGTGCTCATACCCCTCGGCGGCCGCCGTGATCTCTGCCAAGACTGCGTCGGCTATGACGACGGGCTTTTCTCGGGGCAGAACAACTTGATAGCCATTGACCGAAACGTAAAGATTCGGCCAGGGCATCCTCTTGTTACTGTTCTGGAAAAGGACGATTTCGTGATAGTTTCCGACCGCCATTTGCTCTAAGGCCGGAGGGGATGGGGCTGCTGATGCCATGCTTCAATGCTCCTTATGATTTCGTTATAGGTTGTTCAGGTGCGGCAAATGCCGCACCTGAACGCTCGAAGGTCCGAGCTAATTAGCCCAGGCTAGATGCGGTTTCGTAGCGCATTCCGTACTGGTCAAAGATGATGGTGGTACCGAAAGCGGTTTTCCATCCGGTGCTCGAGCGCTGATTGATGGGGTCAGTCGTACCACCGGAACCAAGTTGTTTCGCGATGAACTGCAGGTCTTGCAACGAGTGCCAGCCGTAGAATCCTTGTGCGAGGATTTGGGTCGCATAGACGTCGATGGAGTTGTTCCCCGCGCCCTCGAAGACTTTAGTCTCGGTCGATTCGACCCAAGTAATTCCGTAGGCGTCGCCGATATAGAATTCGCGGAACTGTCGTTGTGCTTCGGGATTAGGGTTCTTCTTGACCATCTCATCCCACATGGGATCGTCCGTGAGGTCGTGTTTCACGTTAGGGTGAATCAACCCGACGTACCTATTCAGCCCGGGAAACTTCATCGCGTTGGTGTTCGCGAGTAGCGTAGCAATAAGTTTGATGTCGGAGAGAACAGCCACATCAGTGGAGAGGATCTCTGCTCTGGTTGCTCGGTTCCCGGCTCTGTAGACGGAGGTGCCTTGGCTCAGGTCCTGGCAGGTTCGCCAGTCGATCGAGCGAGCAGCCTGGTAGCCCATGGCAGTGTTCTGAGCTTGCAGAAACGAGCTGTCTATCGTCAGTTCGAGCAAGTCGCTGTGATTCTCGTAGTAACCGATCTGGTCACAGTCTCCAACGACCTTGTCAAGACTGGCCGAGCCAGGTGCAGGAGTTACGCCCTCCACCAAGGTGGTCTTAACTGTGGGCTTAGCGCCCATGCGAGGGTAGATGATTTGTGAACCCATGCCTGCGGGAATTTCTCCCTGCACTCCGAGCATTCGGTGGGGAAGCATAGGTTCAGCGACGTGGCGAATTCGCGAGTCGTAATAGGTTTGCGTATTCGCATCCATGTCGATGTTGCCGGTGGTGTTCATTTATGTCTCCTAAAGATATTGGCGCCCTTCACGCTGCTTGAAATACTCAGAGCGTTGCTCGCGTGTCATGTTCTTGAGCGCTTGTGGGCCCGGCGTTTTGGGCACGCCGGTGGTGGGGTTGCCACCGCTCGGGGCGGTGGTGGTCGGCTTTTCCTGGCCGAAAAAATAGTTGTGCTCTGCTTGGAAGAGCTCTAAGTAGGTTTGGGTCCCTGAGACCTCGCCGTTCTCGCTCAGCTCTAATTGGCTGAGGTCCGCAAGGCGGCAAGCGGCGTCAGGGTTGACACACCCCGCGCGAGTCGCGGCGATCTTGAAAGCGAACTGTTTTGCCTGGTTGTCCAGCTTACTTTGGAGACTCTCGACCTGGCCGTTGAGTGTTCCATTGGTCTCCTTGAGTCTCTCGACCTCGGTGAGTTTCGCTGTCCTTCGAGCTTCTTCGGCGGCCTTCAGGTCAGAGTTCTCCTTGGTGAGCTTCGCAAACTGACGTTCCATCAGCTTGAGTTTTGTCGCCAATGTCCCATCGTTGGTGGGGGTGGTGCCTGAATCACCGGCTCCCGTGTCAGGGGCTGTACTGCTCTCAGTCTTTCCAGCATCGTCCGCCGGTTTTATCGTATCGCTCATTCGTCTTCCTCACTGCCGTCGCTACCGGGCTCATCGGCCTGGTCGTTCGGGTCTTCGATTGGTGGAGGCGTGATGAGTTCGACACCTCCAAAAATTTTGGATTCCTGTTCAATGCGCTCGAGTTCTTCAATCGCCGATTGCTCGTCGCAATCGTCCAGCCGGCGGATCGCTGAGAGGCGCGAGCTGGTCTTGCTCGCTATCCGATTGTTCTCTGTCTGAGATGCCTCTGCGGTGTCTTTAGGAAGGCCATCTCGCCATTTCACAGACGGGGTTGGTGTATCCGCGTACGTACGTCCTGTTTTGATGGCCACCGCGATACGGAGCACTTCCTTAGTGGACGGGTCGAGGTGGGTTCTCTTGCGAGAATTCTTTGCGAGCGTCGGGGCGAGTTGGATACGGTAAGCCCGGGCACTATCAAAGCGCGCGCCCTCAATCTTGCCCGCGAGCACGGCGGCGGTCTCGGAATGGCGAAGGATCTCGGATTCGATTCGCTTGTACTGTTCGGTAGCTTGAATCAGCTGTGCATCCCAAATCAGGTATTGGGGGACCTGACCGTCCTTGATCTCAAGGTAGGAAAATTGAGAGAGGTCGATGGGAGCGTTCGGATCGGGGCGGCTGATCTTCGGACCAGCCATCTTGGGATCGGCGTGCTTGTCTAGGATCGTGGAGATCTGGGAAGCCCGCCAGTCGATCTCTTCAAAGAGACTGGGAAGCCCACCACCGAGGTCACTGCGGCCGAAATATTCGTTGAGCTTTCTTTGGTTCGGCAGGTGAACCAGCGTGTTCCGGTCTGAGAGACCGGTAGCAACAATCTCTGGACCTCCAAGGACTTCTTCCAGGTCTGCCCCGGTGATAGGGCCGTCGACCTTGTCACGCCCGTCGAGCCAATACGCTTCCCTCACGATTCGGCCAGGTTCGTACCGGTCCACGCGAAGGACTTTCTTGTCGTAGTAGTCGCGAACCCATGCGAGTTGCTCAGATAGTACTTCTCGGCAGTTGTCGGGGTTGATTTCAGGGAAGTAGGCGTAGGCAGGTTTCGGTTCTATAACCGGGCCCTCTGTAGTGTTCCTCACCACCATCACGGCATCGCCGTATATTGCCGCCCCCTGGGTAGCCTCCAAAAGTACAGAAGCAAAACGGCTTCTCTCGAGGATGTCTTGGAGAGCTTCGTTTAGCTCCTCGTCCTCGTAAGATATGACTGGGGTCTCGGACACCAAGAGGTTGGTGGAAACATCCACGATGATTCGCGGGTAGTCGAACTCAAGCCATGTTAGCCCATCGCCGATGGACTTGGCACGCTGGAGCGGCTTTGAGAGTTTGTCCTCAAACGCGTCCATGTGTTTGCCGTCGTAGAGCAGTTCATAAAGCTCATACCGGTTCATTCTCTCCGGGTCTGGTGGCCACTCGGTGAATTCCATCAGAGTCCCGCCGGCTTAAATTTCATAAGAGCTACACCATCGAGCCCTTCAGTCGTGCCAAATATGTACGCTGCCGCAATGTTGAGACAGTCGAGGGTGTTCGGTGACACGGAGGGTTTTAGGCCGGGTACAAATGTCGTCATCTCTTCTTCCAACGTCGCGAAACTGCCGACGTGCCTGAACTTTCCTCTCTGATACAAGATGCTAGTCGGCCCGCTGCGCGCTCCTTTGGAGCCGATCGCTTTGACGGTGTGAACTTCGGGTGTCCAGCTCTTGCCGGTCTGAACTTCCCTGCGTACACAAGCAGCCGACAGGCACTCCACCAGGTGGAGCCCGCCCTTGTTGTTCTCAACTATGACCTCAGCGTTATAGTGAGCAGCTCGATGGAGAACGATGTCCGTCCATTGAGCTGGTGTGTGTTTGCCCGTGTGCTCTTCCAGCACGTAGGCCAGGTCGTCCCAACCGTGGCCAACCACCAGGATTCCCGTGGGGTCATTGTCGGCCCCGATCTCCTCGCCTGGGTCTGCAATAACTACCACCCGCTGAAAGGAGGTGGGCACCTCGCGGGGGCCGATGTAGAGTTGTTCGATCTGGCTTTGTTGCCAGAGAGCGCCCCGCGAGAGGTCGAGAATGACCCCAAACAGTTCTTGATCAGCTTGGTCGGTACCGACCAGCTGCTTCAGCTTCCGGAGAGTAGCTTTAGCGAGGTTCTTGGCGTTGTCGAAAGTTGACCCGGTGGTGACGTGAGTGAAAGGGTCCCTGGCCATCGCCCTCAAGATTGAGAGCGGTCTTGGTGTGGTGGTAACCACGACCTGAGGGTGGATACCCTGCTGAACTCCGAGGCGAAGCCCGTAACCGATTTGGTCCCACGTGTCCTGTAAGAACCGCCAGGCGGCTAACTCGTCAGCCCACGCGAAGTGGTGCTGGGGACCGCGCAGTTTGTCTGGATTCTCCGCCCCGTAAACCTCGGCGATCGAACCGTTCGGAAACTTTACTTGCTGATTGCCCGGTTTCCATTCGGGCTGGAAGTGCGGAGGAGCGCAAGCGAGGATTCCGCTATCGCCCTCAATCATTACCTTCCGGACGTCATTATATGACCGGCCGACTAAGGCTATGCGGCAGCCAGGATTTTCCTGGGCCTTCTTAAGGACCCACTGGGCTCCGGTTCTGGTCTTGCCCCAGCCGCGCCCTGCGAGTATGAGCCAGACATCCCACAGCCATTCGGGTGGAAGCTGATCCTTACGGGCCCAAAACGGCCAGTGCCATTTAAGAACCCGTCTCTGAAACTTATTGAGCTTCGAAAGGATTCGCTGCCGAAAGCTTGGGTCTCACCGACATCAATCTACC